CTTTAGTTCCAAACTTCCCTATCTTAGCTGCTATCTTATAAGCAACCGCTTCTAGTATTGAAACCTTTTTATTGCCCATCACAACTTTCTTTTTGCTTGAGCTAATCAATGACCCATCACGCTTATAACCACGCTTTGTTGTACCTCCATCGTCTAGCCTTAATTGCTTTTCTTTTATCCATTGAATAATAGAAGAAATCGGAGGTCGTTTACCTTTTGACCTTCCATCGTTTACCCATTGCCAATAGTCAAGCATTCTGATTTCGATACTGTAATTATCACCAAAAAACTCAACTGGTGTAACCGTTATGCTTTCACTTAACCTACCAGAAGCGTTTGAATCTTTGCCATTCTTATTTGAACGCAAATTCTTTTCAGCATCTAAAGCAATACGCGTGGCATATTTTACAAGCACATCTTCAATCTCTGTGAATTTAATCGAAGTCGATAATGTACTAAAAGGCTGTGCCATATTATTTCCTTAACTTTTCCAACTGTCTACGTTCGTTTGCATTCTTATCTTTTAAATAAGCTAATGAATTTAACGCTTGTATTATATTTAATTTCCAAACCTCGTTCAATGCTACTCGTTCAAACTTTGCGATAAGTTCGGCATTGTAAACCCACCCCCACCGTTTTTCAAAGGTTTCAGAATCGCTCTCAATTTCTCCTTCGTCACTCGTTTGCTCTTCAAAACCTCCTTGACCGAATAGACCCCTATAACCTTTATTAAGGCGCTTATAAGTTTCAAAAAAAAAACGCTTGTATGATAGCAATTTGCAAAGTTAGACTTTAGCATATCGCTTGATACCTTGCTATGCTCAACGCTACCATAAGGCATTACACTTTCTTTGCCATACCAATTAATTTTAACAGGCATTGACAATGAAGCCATAATTAAGTGCAAGTTTTCAACCATTGCATTCTCACCTGCTAAAAAAGTTGTGATGTCTACATATTGACCATAAGTCAATTTAAAAGCATCTAAAGACATTACATATTTGGTATCGTTTACTTTCACATACTTTTGAAGCTTACCTTCAATCGTTCCCTTATGCAAAAAATCCAAACTAGGTTTTAAATCTTTGAATTTATCCAAAGGCATATTATCAAGTTCATCTTCTGAAATTTCATTAATAATCGAAATCAATTTAACTTCCTTTTCAAAATCATTCATGTTAGCATCGTTTATGATGCCATAAATAAGCTGATAATCTTCTATTGTAATTGTATTCCAGTTCTTCATTATTGTTTAAATATAATGTAAATAAAAAAAAGACTTACCGATTAGATAAGTCTTTAAAGTCAGGACAGGATTCGAACCTGTAAGTTTAGCTAACCCCGCGCGGATTACGGTTTAACCTGCCGCTGCTTTGCGTCTACCATTCCGCCACCTGACTATTTTCAAATATAACTATTTTATTTCATAATCAAAATCTTTAAAATCTTTAGGGTCGTTATCTTTTCTGAACTTTCGCCAATCTGGTGATACGGTAATTAAACCACCGCTATCTATGTAGTCCTTTAGATATTGTTTAAATGCTTTTGGGTCATTCTTTGCTATTTCCTTTATAGCTATTATCTGACCGCCTTGCATTGAATCGAAAAATTCAAAAGCTTTATCTTTCATAATTATCAATTTCGTTTGAATCATTGTCAATTTCAAACCCCCAAAAATAATCACACTTACCATTTTTTATTGGTGGTTCTGAAAAAAATGGTTTTAGGTGAGAACCTTTTGCCATATGTCTATAACATTCATGTTTTAAATCACATCCCAGACCTGAACACATTTTAATATTTGACATAATTATTTATTTATTAATATCCTCTGTTTAATAATTGTGTTACTCTTTTTGAAAATCCGTTTATAGTGTAATATTTGTATACGTCTTGATTTGCTGAAAATGTATATTTACCCTCATAAAACATAATCATATTAATACCATCTCTTGAAATAGCTTCCCATCCCGCTACATCGTTACACATGAAGAAAACCCCTTTTTCATTTCTTCCGTTATTAATCTCTTTAGTTGTCATATCTTTCTTTGTTTGTTAATCAAAGATAATGCAAAGCACCTATTCAATTGTCATAGAAATGTCATAAAGTATAATAAATCTGCACAATGAAAGTGCAAAACAATGCACAATAGTTTGGCAGATTCCGAATATAGTGCCAAATTTTTGCATAAAGTGTGATATAATGCACAATAATACGCTTTATGTGTATAATAAAAGACATCGTAAAATAATTTTGTAAGCTTTGTTTACAACTTTTTTTAAAAATTTGTCACCTTTCATCTTTACTTTTTAAAACTTATAAGCGTTTTACATAAAATATAGGTGCAAATAACTATTTTACATAAATAATAAGTGTTTTTTATATTAAAGCATATTGCCCAAGTGTACGCCCTTGAATAAAACCACGCCACGCTAAGGCTAAAGAACAAACAGCATCGTCGTGCATACCTTGCGGTGCTGAATACTTTACACCAGTTTTAGAATACACATATTCAAACAACGACAATTCGTCTACGATTGAACCCTCTGGATATTTAATCAAACCTTGCTGAATAGCTATGACTAAACCTTCGATTAGTTGCTGTTTTGAAGTGCTTGTAAATTTAAACCCTTCAATCATGTAGTCGTCACGTTGTAAGTCTTCAACTATCGGGTCACCTACGCCTGTTGCATCAATTACTTTCGGCACGTTTGATAATTGCTTTATCTTATTTTTAGTAGTATTCCAATCAGCTTGAAAGCGGTCGTAATGACATACGCAACCATTACCGTCAAGACCGATAATAACAGTATAATCGTAAGACTTAGCCAAATCAATGCCGTAGCAAACGGGAACGGCACTTGATATTTGCGTAATGTTTTGACGAATAAAGTCCATGCCAAATGGATTAGCTGCATTCTCCATCGGATTCGCAAGATATTCCTGCTCAAAGACCGCCGAAGGTAACGAAGCACGAGCGTCGTCAATTTCTTGATTATTAATAAATGGATTGTCATACGTCGTATATTTGAATGATTGAAAATCTTTGTCACCATTACGCAAATAAAGACGATAGAAGAAGTCTTTACCTCGCGGGGTTGATATGAATAAGGCGCGACCTTGATAGTCGGTTAACGTTGGTCTTATTGCGTTGTTCCATGCATCTTCTAAGTGTGGTATATAACAAGCTTCGTCTATAATCACATTGTGAAACTTAAGACCACGCAAGTTATCTAAACGCTCCCCAGTAAAGAAACGAATTTCACCACCTGTGACGAACTTAAAAACCAAATCAGACTTATTAGCGGTTGCGACTTCATTCGGGATTAGCTTTGCTATCTCGTCAAAGAAAACCTTTGCAAGTGAATAGGTCGGAGTTATATAAGCATTGATATTACCTGCTAAAGATTCCGTTATCGTGTATTGTTTACTTATCAAAGATTTGCCCCATCTACGACCGCACATTAAAACTCTAAAACGTGCCTTTGATTCTAAGACGCTACGCTGTCCCTCGTGTGGTTTAGGAAGCTCTATCGCTATCGTCTGCATCTTTATACGTTACTTCTATTTTAAAGCCACCTGAAGCGTTTAAATCCATTTGTTCTTTAGGCTTACCATATACTCTATTCCATAATAAATCTAATGAATAAAGAGTACCTTTCTCGATTGATTTGCGTATAGCTCCAGCCACAGTCTTTTCTAAAACGGTTGTATTTTTATCTTGATAAACTTCTTTGAGTTCGTCGATAGTCATTGACATCAAAGCTTGAATCGTATCTGTGACCTCTGAATTTTTATAGCCTTGTTCTGTTAATGTAGATACCCATTTTCTCGGTCTACCGTTTCCCTCGCGTCTTGAATCATAACCTTTATTGAAAGGTTTTAAATTTTGTTCATTTGCCATTATTTCGCTTTTGTTTCACTTTTATTTAAATCTTTGTAAAAGAACTCGCATTCATCTTCAATATACGGAGGGTCTACAAAGTAACTTTGATATTCACATGGTGTCGCTGTGTAACGATAGCACTCATTTTTTAAAGGGCAATCTTCACCCTTGCACATTGCGATGTCTGGCATCTTAAAAATAATTAAATATTTCTATCAATTTTGTTATTAAATAATAAAGCATTAATCCAATAAATGAAATGTATAAAACAAATTCAATTACCTTTTCCATATAACCTTTCTTGAATTAATAAATCGTGAATGTCTTGCAAGTATTCTTTATGTTGTTTCTTATCACCGTACTTAATATGACAATCCCTATCAAGTGCTTGTAAATTGTCAATATGGTCAGCAAGTTTAGTGCCACCCATTCCACGTGCTTCGATATGGTGAATGTCTACCGATTGTTTGCCACACACTTCGCAAGGTATAAAATCAGTTATATCATAACCAAAGAATGACAAATATAATTTAACGTGCTTTTTCATTTGACTTTCATTATCGCGCTGTATTCGTCACATAAGTTTTGTAGCTTTTCATTCATTTCTATAAAAGCGTTGTTTGTCGTTTCAATAGATATCTTAATGAAGTTTTCTTCTTGAGCATCTTTTACGGATTCGCTATCAAATACAGGTACGTTTAAACCCCATTCTTTTAATTCGTGTTCATCCCATTCGTTTGCCAAGGTGTCCCAATCCCATTCGCCAGTGTTTGCGTTTAGCCTTATATTTAATTCTCTTTCGTCGTCGTCGTTTAAATCAACAATCACGCATTCAATTTCTTTATATCCTAGCTTTGTTAATTCACGTACTCTAAAATGACCACCTACAATGTAACCACTTTGCTTGTTAAATATAATAGGCTCGACAACACCAAACTTTTCTAAGGAAGCCTTTAAATGCTTTTCTTGATTCTTTGTGCTTTGTCTAGGATTGTAAGGTGCTGGGATTAAATCGCTTAATTTCTTTATTTGTATTATCATAGCCTATCAAGCAAATTATCAATTTTGTTTATAACTTTTATCTTCATTGGTATTGAATTACCTAACAAATCAATGTCATCTAGTTGCGCAAGTATTTCAAGCATAACCATTATCTTATCTAAATTCTGATTCGTTTCTTTTTCAATATCGATTTTATTAGGCATTATTTCTTTTTTGATTCTTTTATTATAATAGCTTCCCAAGCTTTTTGAGCTTTCTCTTTAGTATCATAAATACAAGCACCTTGCCCGATACGATATTTTCCGTTTGAACATTTAATTACTGGCATTACTTTCTTGATTTACGCCCTCTTCTTTTAGGCACTTGCTTATTTACATCTTCAGGCTTAAAGTCATTCACAAACGTAGCTTCGACACTGGTAGTGCTTTGTATTGATTCTGCAAAGGCTTCGATAGGTTCGATGTAAGTATCGTAATTAACGCTTAGATATATTCTTTGAATCATTTCCGCAACGCAAGACATACACCACTTATTAACAAAGAATTTATCGTCTACTTCTTGCTTGTAAATAGCTTCAAGTTCTAAGATAGTAACTTGATTTAAATTCTTGATAAACCCGGCATCACGTAATGATACCCAGTGCTCTTTATATTTATCAAGTGTTTTTTTAGTAAGATAATTCATATAAATTTTTTAAATAATATCGCCACAATACTAGCTGCGAAAGCTATCATTAAGGCTGTGATAATAATATAGTTAAAATATAAAGCTGATAACAAAGCGACCCAGAACGATAAGCAATAACCACAATCAAAAGGTTTTAAGCGTAAGGGTGTCTTTATAAAATCATAGCCTTTTAACTTGTTACCGATATTGAATTCATCATATAAAAAACGTGAAAACATTTGTGGTATCATTGATATTTCGGCAAAGCTAAAGCCTAAACAAGCCGACCCGACAATAAGAAATAATTCATTCATAATCTTTTACATTTAATTTAACATTATTTATAGCGTTCTTAACTCCGTTTGCGATTGTTCGTATTGGAATGCCTGTCTTCAAACTCACATTCTTGTAAGTGCCTAGTTGTAAATATAACTTTAAGACTTCACATTCAAAGAAGCGTAGTTCTGATATGCTCTTTTCTACCGCTTGAATCCTAGCTTCTATCTTATCATAAGCATTATCGTCTTGTAATTCAAACAAATGATTAGCAAATAATATATGGTCACTGTTTTCGATTAGTTCGTCGTCGATAATGTTATCGCTTATCCTTTGATTCTTAAAATTCTGATAATAAAATTTTGAGTTTTTAGAACGAAATTGATTTAATCCTATTCGCACAATAAAGAATTTCAAGCACTTTCTTTCGTGCATATCAATAATTTTAGTCTGGTCGTACTCGCAAATTGTTAAAAACACATCTTGACGTAGTTCTTCCCACCATTCACCAGCGATATTTTTAAAGAATGTTATTATATCTTTTTGAGTATAATAATCACTTATTACCTTATTATAGTTCATTGTGCATATACTTATCAATCAATTCTATTGAGTTTGTTACACCAACGCCAAATGAAGCGAAAGCACCCTCTCTATTTAGGTAGTCAAGATAATTCTTTTGTTTAATTAAATGTTCATTAGTTTTCAACATACCATTTAGCTTAAAAGGTGATTCCACTTTTAGCTCTAAAACTAACATTGAGTACTTACCGTTATTGTGAAATATAAATAAGTCGGGTGTACCTTGTCCTGCTTGTCCTAGCTTCTTTGCTTTACGTGCTAAGTAAATCGGAAGCCTTGCACCTGAAAGATAATTAGCCATAAACCGAACTTGTGGATATTGCATTTTTAAATAATTAACCACGCTTAACTGAATTAAATCTTCTTTGTTTTTCATAACAAATCTTTAATTTTAACTAATACACCAGTGGATAAATTACTATCGCCACCCTTTATGTTTGCAAATGTTTTACCACTTTTTACAAGTTCTTTTATTTTTTGCTTTAGTTCTAATGTAGATATGATGAATGCGCGTTCTTGTGAAAGTTTAAACGCATAAAAGTCTGCTTCACTTGTTGCAAGTCCTGACATTTTACCACGACATTCATATTCAATATAAAAATTCCCCGTTATTGAAGATATTTTTTCTTCATTCTTAACTTCTATTTTCTTGTTTTCTAATAATCTATGAATAAATGTTTCACCACTTAGTCCGCTAGTCAATAAATCATATTTAAAATCCGAGTTGTATTCCATAACTATTTATTTATCAATTCATTCCAGTTGTTATTCATTTCTTCCTCAAAATCTCTTTCAAATAGTTCAGTATCTACCATATTACGCTCCATCGTACCCATAGCTTTACGATGCGCATTAATTAGCTTTTCAAACTTATGCTGAAGCTTACCTGCATCCAAATTATTCAAGACTGATAATTCATGAATTGCGACTTCTAAATTCTTAATCGACATTTTAGAATGCAAGTAAGATAATATTAATGAGTTTTCGAGTGGTGTCATAAGCTTGAATTTAATTTTTTAACTTCCTTTTCTAAATCGTTTACATATAAAAGCAAAGTTCCTATTTGCATTCGCATTGTTTCCATTTCAATCGCTGCGAGTTCGTACTTTGCAAACATCTTGCTATATTCATTCATTGCTTGTTCGACATAAATTTGAGCTTGATTGATTTCGTTATCAAAACCTTTTAAATCGGTTAAGGCTCGATTGATTATTTGCAAGTCTAATGCTACCTTTAAAAGGCTTAGCCTTTCATCGTCGAAGAACTTGTAAGCATTTAGCTTATTTTGCAAGTCGTTTATTAATTCTTTGTAGTTCATATCTTAAAAGGTTGTACAACTGCAACTATATGCTGGAAGTTGTGATTCTAATTTAAACAAACTTAATTGATTTTTTGAAATATCCAATAGGCTTTGATAGCTTATATCTTTAAAATAAGTAGCACCGACTTCTTTTTCGTCTGCAATCCATTTATCGGCAAGTTCTGGATAATGTTGCAATATAGTTATAATTGCAGATTTACCTTTTAAAAAACATAAATCACAATTACCTAAAATAGAAGGGACATTTAAAGTATAAGGTTTAACAGACCAATATTGAGTGACATCTTCTTTGCTTATCCCCATGTCATAAAGTGGAAATTTAGGAATTACTTTTTTATGAAATTGTTTAAATCCTTTTACCCTTCGTTCTTCATCTGACCTAAATCCGATAAAACTTTCAAATGATTGAATACCTATTGAGCGTAAATACCTTTTAGCAGTTTTTATTTTTAATTCAGTTGTACAAATTCTCATTTGCTGATTAGGTAAAAATTTAGCTTTTCTAACAAAGGCATCAAACTTACCATTATAGCTTATTCGAGTAACTTTAATACCTTCGTATTTTTCAAAGTCATCTATAAATTTATAAGTTAATGGATGTTCACGACCAGTATCTGTAAATAAAACAATATCGTTTTCTGTTGGTTTTAAAAGTATAGTCATTAAAGCACTTGTTTTGCCACCTGAAAAATTTATTACTCTTTTCATATCTTAAAAATCAAAGTCTTTACCAAATGTACTATTTAAAACCGAAACATTACCCGGCTCTTTATTTAATTTCTCTTTGGCTTCGTATTCAAGACCAAAGTAAATAACGCCTTCTATTTCTTCATAAAAGCGATTCTTTTTCCAGTCCCAGAATAGTTTACACATTCCTAGCTTTGCCGAACCTTTAGGCTTTGCCTTTGCGATTATCACGTGCGTTTCATTTTCTTTATACGGTTGTCCATCTTTATCATTAAAACCGAATGGTGGTCGCCACAAGATTATAAAAGCCATTGCTTTACGGAAGAACGATTGCCCCCCAGCTGATTGTCTAGGATGTGGAGGTGGATAATAAGTAACACCATTTTCTGTTATCGGTTGCTGGTCTTGAGGGTGCATACAAATAAAAATATGCTTTTCTTCTTTCTTTGCGTAGCGTCTAAGCTTCCCGACTGCGTCCTCGATATATAAGTCTTGACGACTGCCAAACTCTGCCATGTTATGCTTTATTTCATTGTAAGGGTCAAACAAAATATTATCAATCTTGATTCTATTTTCCGCCTCTAAGATTTTAACCTGACTTATTATGTCGTCAAAGCTAAATGAATTTTCGTCGTTGTCTACAATATAAAACTTGTCACTTAAAAAAGCTATTGCGTTATAAATCTCTGATTCGCTACAAGCATTAACATCACTTGCAAAGAATGGTTTTCTAATGTATTTAGATATTAGTTCTTTTGCGAGGTCTTTATAATCCCCTGTTTCTGGTGAAAATATAACGTGCTTTTCGTTGTGCTTAATTGAAAGGTTAAGTAATATCTCTAAGTTAAATTCAGTTTTCCCTGAGTGTGGTGATGCAAGTATAAAAGTCATTGACCCTTTTTTCTTTGTGTATAAAGCATCTAAAGATTTAAAGCCAACGTATTGCCCTCGCTGTATTCCCGACTTGTGAAAGTCTAGGATTTCGTTTTCAAATTGGATTAAGTTTTTTATCATGTCGTTTGTTGTTTGTCAAATGTAACTAATTAACTGGTATGTTAAAACTTAAAGTATTATTTGTGTTTATTTTATTTTCATCTCTAAACCATACGCCCCTCATTTTTTGTTTCCAGTTTAGAACCTTCTTACCATTGCTATCAACCCAGCCACTTTCATTGTAATATTTATAAGCGTTTTTTGCTGCATCTGCTTTAAATCCATTCTCAAGAAAGTACTTAATCACTTCATCAATCTCGGGCATATATATATTACTTTTACTTTTATTTACTTTAGAGGTGTTACGAACGTTTTCTGAATGCGTTACATTTTCTGTAACTGCTTGTTTTTCACGCCATTGTGAAATCCTTTTAGCGTTTTTTTCTTTTTTTATCTGATACTTTTCACTAAAGTTTAGCAATTGTTTGTTGAAAGTTTCACCATTGTTTGATGAAATCAAGTCTATTTCTTCCATAAAATCCCAGCACTTTTCAAGTCTTTTACCTACTTTACATTGATGTTTTAACACGTTTGTTTTGATAGGTTTTTCTTGACGTGCCATCTTTTCAATCAAAGTGTAGAACAAACCAAGACCTTCATATCCAAAGTTTATAAATAGTTCCGAGATTTTTTCATCTTCAAAACTTGCGGTATCGTGTAGGAAATATTTCATTTTAATAGTCGATTTTTTGAATTACAAATCTAGACATTTTAACTTGAGGTTTTCTCGTTGCGTTTAGAGTTTCTTTATTTAAGGAATAAAGATAAAACTTAACCGCGCCTTTAGTTTTGCTTAATATATCCGCGTAATAACTTACCGAGAAATCATTTGATAAGTTAGCTTTTATAAAGTCTTTGTCATCTTCTGATAAGATACCTTTTGAAATAGGTCTGTCGCGCGTTACGGTGCGCTGTACGCCATTAATAATATCGAGCATGAAGTCATGCCTGTATTTCATTCTTTTGTCGGTACGTAAGCTGTAAAAGACTTTGTCAATTTGATAAATTATTGAGCTGTGATTTTGTAATTTAAATTCTTTTGCAATTTGCACCATAGTCATTTTGTAATGGTTATACAAAAAGTAAGAAACAAGTTGCCTTGCTTTTGTAACTTCACCAATACGTCTGTTAGTGGTCGTTAATAATTGATAAATATCGTTTGAGCTAAGCTTCTTAGATTCGTAAAGTTCGGAAGCGTAATAGCATAATTTTAAAGTGTCTTGATTCATGTTGTTTGTATAAAAAAAGGGAGGTTTTACGCTCCCTTGTTTGGTTTAAAATGCGTCCTCTGTCGTTACAGGCTTTAACTTTTTAGTTTTGCCTGTGTCATCACTTGCAACTTCTTCCTGCTTTGGCGTGAAAGTGTCGATTGCTTCTTTTACTAATACGCTTTCTTCTAATTTAAGTGCGCCAACTGATTGAGCTTTTAATGCTACCTGAACAAGTATGTTCAATGCTTCGTTTTCTGTCATGATTAAAATGGTAAATCTGTTTTTGATTCTGTTAATTGTTCTGTTACTGGTGCTACGTAATCATTTACGTAGATATTAAAATCTGGTTGCTTTTCTTCTTTCTTGTAGCCATTTGCCCACATCGAATAGCGAGTGCCATTAATTGCAAAGTTAATTACTTCGCCTTTTGCAGTGGAGCGTTTCCACGCGCCAAAGCTTACTTTTTTTTCGTCTGTCATAGTTTTCAAATTTATATAATTTATTTGTTAAATTCAAGCTTTTTATTATTTATTAAATCTTTAAAGGTTGTGTTCGTGTGAAACATTGGATAAGATGCCCAGATAGCTTTTAACTTATCTACATTATCACACACATTTGTTTCGGCTATCGCTATATTAAGCAAGTTACTTAATTGAACTGCTTCACCTGCTGAAATCTTTACAGGCTCTTTGTCGTTGATATTCGTTGTGTCACTATCTTTAGTGTCATCAATAGCAAACATTCCATTTAAAGCATATTTACGTGCGTAACTAGAACAAGCCCCGGTGACTTGCGAAGCATCCATCCCTTTTTTGTTTTCTTCTTCACGCGCAAATCCATCTACTGAATATTTGTCTGTTCCATCTGTGATATTTACCGAAGCTTTGATATAGTATCTATCTCCTATGTTTATAATTTCATCTGTGATTGATAAAAACAAACCATGCTTTAATAGATGCGGTTTAACTGCTTCAAGTATATCTTCGCATGAGCGGTACTTATATTTACCGAAGTTATTAGTTTGACCCTTAGGTGCTTTCAATTCGCTTTGAATTGTGACTAGCTTTTTAATTAGTTTTTCCATGTTTTATAAAATTACAAATTCTTTGTTTTCAAAATACCATTCTTCAGGCTCGTTAAATTCATTGGTAAATTCAATAAGCGAAAATTTAAACCATCGCTTTAAAATGATACCTGTTTTACCTGTGGTTTGCACGTCAATCCCTTGCGGATTAGTTAATAATTTTACTTTATTATCCATAACATTAATTTTTTAAAAGTTGTTTGTTTGTTTTGATTTGATTTAAAAATTATTTGTTCTTCATAAAGCTTCATATATTGAAGCCTTGATTTTTCGAGTGGTGTTAATTCCATAATATTAATTTGAAAGTTCATCAATATTAACAAATAATAAAGCCATTCCAATAAATATTTGAATATAGCCATTTCTTTGAGAATCAAAATCAATAAATGAAATTAATTCGTTTCTGTAAAAAATAGGTTGTTGTTGGTTTAGGTTTTTCATATTATTTCTTTTTGTTGTTGAAACAAATATAAGGTCATTGCATAAAAGAATTGTCATAGAATTGTCATAAATAAAAAAAGGCAGTCAAATTAATGACCACCTTTAAACAAACAACAATGAAAAACTTAATTAAAGCGTTTTACAGCTACATAAGCACCGACAAACAAAAGTAATAAATAAAATGAATACTTGTAAAAAGAGTTTTTAACAATGACCTCCTTTGTTTTTGTAATTGTTTTAGTGATAGGAATAATAATCTCTTTAGGTTTACAAATGCCTTGCACTCTTATATACTTATCTCTAAATTTCTGAATAGTGATTACCATTTGACCACTAGTATCTTGAATAGTCACGATTGAATCTTTAAATAATACCAAAGTATCTAATTGAATCTTTGCGGGAATTATAATAGTGTCTTTAATTGTAATCGTTTGCGTAAATCGTTTACTTGCGCATGACGCAATTAGAATCGATGTAAGCAACGCAAATAATAAAACCTTATAATTTGTCATCATCTGTGCTAAAGTTTGTTAGAAACTTCCCTATGACCCCAGAAACGATAGCAACGATTGCCACCCATTCAAAACCTGCGTAAATTGAATAACTTGCTACCATTGTCGAACAAGCAAGTAGCGTGTCCCCTATTTTACGGAACGTCTTTGGCGTTGGTTTCCAATATCTATTTTTAAGTTTACTCACAATCATAAATATAAAATTAGTAAACGATTTGCAATTCTACCTTTTCATTGATTTGTATAGCTTTGTTAATCTCTTTTATAAGCTTGACTTCGGTACTGCCCTGAATCCAATTTAATACTGTGCCAAATCGTTTATTAATATGCTTAGTGTTTGCGACTAGAATACAACCTTGTGTATTTTCATGAGTATTACCACCATGAATTCTTATACCTTCAAAGCCTTTGACTTTTAAAACTTCTGGCATTACTCTTTTGAAACGATTGCTCAAAGTTAATATCACGCGATAAGTTCCTGAAGGTATTGCAGTTACGCCGTATTTCTTTTGAGTTTTTATTTCAGATTCGATTTGCAACTGATTTAGTTTTCGGTCTTTGTCCTCAAGCGTATAACAAAAGAATTTATCGTTTATAAACATTGACCCGATTGTTTCGGTATCTGTAAAGAATTCTCTTTTAACTGTTATTTTCATGCTCTTTATAATAGTGGTCTATTGCTATACCTTCTTTTTGTTCGTTCTTCATTATTAATTGCAACCCGAACATAATACAAGCTAAATGGTCTTCACTTCTATCACCTAATTCATACTTAGCTAAATGTCTGTGTAAGCTTTCTAAACTACTTTCGTCTGGTTGTCCCTTTTGCCAGTTGTTTTTTTCGTACTTATTTGCACCCATTCGCAAAAGATAGCCAAATCTTAAGCGAACATAAGCATCTAAATGATTTACTAAAGGCTTGTTTGTGTCGTCGTCGCGCTGACTTCCTGATTCAAACACTCTTTTTGTTTTAATACTATCTGGAACATATCGACCAGTAGCAGTTGAAGTACTTGAATTATTCCAGTCTTTAATAGAACTCATATTATTTCTGTATTAATTTACGTAATGCCATTACTATTTCTTGAAGTTCCGCTTCTTTTTGTGCTTTGAGCTTCATTAATCCCTTAATCTTTTTATTCTCGATTGCCTTCTCTTCTAGTATCTGCATGTAACTCATAACCAGGAAATCTTAGACCCCAAATTCATTGGTAAAAATATAGCTGTTTTTCCATCAATTACTATTCCACATCCTAAAGTAGGCTTCTTAGCGTATACTTTGCCATAAGCCATCGCGTAGCTTCTAACATCAATACCACAACCGACATTCATTCCGAAAATCATATCTCTATCCGAAGCTGAATAGTTTACCCCACCAAATGAATGAATATGTCCTATCACTGTGGATTGTCTATTGTCACGTGCGCGATTAATTGCACCTTGCGCACCGCTTGACCCCGTTCCATGAATGTATAAAGTATTATCTATCTCATGACTATAAGCCCATTTCCATCCATCGGGATAACCTAGCATTTCATTGTAGGTTTTGAACATTGATTTCGGCAAACCAGCTGTTTGAAGCTTTCTAGTTGGTAGGCTTGAATGATTACCAATACAACCGTACACATTCGGGAAGGCTTCATGCCATTTAACATGGTCTTTACGTGCTAATTCTAATTCATTACCCGCGCTTTCACCATCGGGGTCTGATTCGTGGTAACTAATCGCGTGAAAATCGGTATCGTCACCAATATCAACAACGGTTGAAACTTGAAACTTATTAAACACTTCATACACAAATTCAAAGTAATCTGGATGCGTGAACGGAGCGTGTCTATCGCCTATAATACCAACGACATTAGAATTGCGAAATGATTTAATCAAATCGTATTCATTAGAATTTAATCTTGGTCTAAACATTGTTTGTTTTTTTTAAACAAAGATAATGAAATTATGAAAGATTTTTTAAATGTTGAAAAGTGCTAAAAAATAGCAGGGAATATCTTTTTAATTAATTCCGTTATTTGCCACCCGCCTGTGATACCAACTCCGATTAAAGTATAGTAAACATATTTAAATTTATTTTGAATAGCAGATATTTCTTCCGTGTTTTTTTTGGTTTGCAATATTAATCCCTCGCCGAAATATTCACTTCCCAAGATAGCATCTTCAATCGTTTGAACTTTATGCGATAAGTTGCGTAATTCTTCGAATACCTTTTCTAAAGTAGCAGATTCCTTTTGAGTCATTACACTGCATCAATCAAAGGGTAATCGGAAGGCACAGCGCATCTATCTGCAACGTAAGGAATAGCAAGTGAGATTGAAGCCTGAACACCTGCTACAAGGTCTGACAATCTTTCTGTAAAAAAGTTAATATTAACCGAATTGCCTAGAGTAAATTCAAAAGTATCGCTTCTAAGTTGTGCGATAATATCCTGACAAACTAACATCTGGTCGCTTATAACATCATCTTCGTTCTTTTCGTCTGCAAATACTAAGTCAGCAAAGATAATAGACAAAGAAAGGTTAAATATTGACCCGCTTACATTTGAACTTTCGATTGTGCAATACATGAGCGGATAAGTAATTGATTTACTTTCACCTAATTCCCAAACATCGCCCCAGCCAAAGTCATTTATTTGCTTGTGGTCGGTTGCTAAATTATTTAGTAGACTTTTTACTTCCTTTATCGTCATTTTTTACAGTGCTTAAATAAGTCTTTAACTTAACTACGTTCTTGTTTGAATAATCCTTTGCCATTAATCTCTATAATCTTTACCTAATGCACCGAATTGTGATTGGTACATATCTGAATAGTCTTTGTAATCTCTTTCAATACCACCTAAAAACATTCCTGTGCTATAACTAGAACCGTTCGGGTGTATGATATCAGAACCACTACCGGGATTGTTATACAAAGGATAATCGATTATGTTTTCACAAAGATAATTTGTAATTCTTTGCGCATACCATTCAGCCTTATTTTTATAATAACTCATTAAGTCAAACAGTTCAGACAAGGTCGCTTCGTTTGAATTTTCACTATTTTTTCTTAGCACGTTTTTGTTTGTCATCTTGAAACCTAACGACATTACCATTTCACTTGCGACATACCAACAAATGCAATCGGTCACGTATAAATCAAGAAGCTTTTTATTTAAAACAGTCAAGCTATTATCTTCTATTTGAGTTTGCAATTCTTGATATAAACCAGTCCCTAAAATAGGCTCGATATACATATCCTGAGATTGCTTGATAGTTGGTCTTATAAGTTTAGGGTCTACATTGTCCTGCAATAGTGACCTATCTTTTAGCGTTGTTTCGCTTATAAATAAAATATTCGCGCTCATTATCTTCTTTTAATTACAACTTGTTCGACCCATCTATGACGACAATATGGTGTAGTGACTTGTGTTCTTGGATTAGTATAAAAACCTCCACGCCTTTGCCAAACTGAATAACCTAGCCTTTGACTTATTGCTTGAATTTCGGCGCGTGAATAAATCTTGTCTAAATTAATTAAATTTTCGCAAAACCTCCTAGTAGTTGGAATAATCGGTGCGCCAAGTCCGGGAGTTACCTCGTATGAATATCTGATTTGAATATCCGCTATTGGTTTACGTGCTGACTTTTGTTTTTTACCTTCGTCTGTAATCTCGCGAGATATAACTTCGCTTCCATTATCATTAAAAGGCTTAACATTTATTAGCTTGTTATTTTCAAGAGTAGACAAAGACCCAATAATGACCTGCTTATCTACTTTTAAAGCGGTTGCCATATCGTCAACTGTCGTCAAAGGATTCTTTTGCAACAAATCTAATATTCCACTTTGTACATTCGTAATAATAATATCAATATCTGCGAATTCTTGATGTGCTATCGGTTCGAAATTATCATCAAACTGAACACGTCTTGATTTTATCACGTTGTAATCGCTTCGAGCATTGCCAAATTCTGCAAATACACTTACTGCAAAGTCATCATCTTGTTGTGTAAATGCTTGAGCGGTTGCTTCCGGTATCGCTTCGCCTTCTTGCTTTGGTGTTAATCCTATCAATGCACGAATTTCGTTTGGTGTCATTGATTCAAGAACCTTATTTGCAACCAAAGGACTTAATGAATTGATTCCGTTAATAACATCTTGTTGTGAAGATTCGGTCTTTGATTCTAAAACAGTTAAACCTAGCTTTTCGCGTATTTCATCCTGTGTCATGTTAGCCGAAATAATCGCTTCGCTAAACTCAAAACCTAACGGCTCGGTGTGCTTAATATGAAATTCAGCTGTGATTCCAAATAAGGGTAAAATATAACTTAGCCATCTCTCAATGAATTGCTGTTTGCCCGTTACATAAGTATTTTGGAATATCTCATAAGCTGTACGCATTTCATTCCTTGCACCTAATGCGCCTTCCTGAGAGATACCAAACAATGAAGCTGATGTAATTCTATGACCGCTAAATATCTCTTGTTGTATGGTCTTATTTAGCATATCAAATTGCTTATCCAAATCGGAAGCGGATAAGTCAATTACGGTCGGTGCTTTTGCAGGGTCGTTATTAAAATTAATAATAAATTTACCAGCGTTCTTTTCACCGCTAAACTTATCTTTTACTTGACGCTCTATTTTACGCTGCTCCTCTTCAGTCGGGATACCATTGTTAAATGATAGCATCTTTGAAGGCATCATTCCGTTGTGAATAGCATTTAAATGAAATTCAGAAACAGCGACATCTAACTCGATGTAATTTAAAGCACCCTGATAAGTTGGTAACGTGTACGTATTAACTCCGGGGCGATATTCTTTTAAATAAATTAATTGCTTACCTACCTTATTATCGGGATTAAATGCTGATATGGATTCAATATCGTTTGGCTTTGCCTTAATATCCCACTCATTCGATATGTAGAAATAAGTATTATCTGGATTAGACCTAACTTTTGCGTAGTCGATATGGTATAAACTAACCGCATCGCCAAAATGATTGTAGATAATCTCAAGATAGCAACCACCAAAGGTTTCGATATCTAAAGTGATTTTATCTAAGATATCGTTTATGTTTTCTTTTGACCGATTGATAGGCTTTTCAACTAGATACTGATTCGCTTCGTCGTCAAATACAATACCACCACCCGCGATGTAATTAGCCTTACCGTTTACAATAGCGTTATGCTTTGCCGATGTGTTAAGCAATGAAAGCAAGTGCAAAGGGAACTTATTATCTTCGCCATAAGATACCCAATCCTGAT